GAATACGTTGATAAAGAAGAATATATAAATGCTAGTATAATGCTCGACGCTAGGAAGGCATTAACACATGAACAGGAATTATACAATATATTAGATGGAAATAACATTATTCAGTCCACATCAAGGTCAAAAGACAGTTATAAACGGTTTTTCAAACAGTAATCATAAATTTGCTTCTGTTGTAACATCAAGACAATGGGGTAAATCATTATTAGGACAAAATCTATTATTATATTGGTTACTACAAAATCCAAAACAAAAAGGATGTTGGATATCTCCTATATACAATCAAGGTAAAAAAGTATTTCAAGAATTATCTAATGCATCACATAAGGTAATTAATAAATCAAATAAAGCAGATTTAACAATAGAATTCTTAAATGGTTCTACATTACAATTTCTAAGTGCTGAACGTGCTGATAGTGTAAGGGGATTCTCATTTAACTATATGGTTATTGATGAAGCAGCATATATTAAAGAAAATGCATTTCAAGAAGCAATATTACCTACGTTAACTGCTATAGGTAAGAAATGTTTAATAATCAGTACACCTAAATCTAAAAATTGGTTCTATAAATATTATTTAAAAGGTGTCAGCGATAGTATTGATTATGTTTCGTTTCGCGGTCATTCAACAGACAATCCATATATAGATCAATCATTTATAGCAGAACAAAAAGCATCATTACCATCAGACATTTATAGACAGGAGTATGAAGGTGAATTTACAGACGCTACTAGTGAGGTATTTAGAGGAATAGATAATGTATGTACAGTACCTAATTATAGTAATGGAGATAGAGTACAACGATGTTTTATAGGTATAGATACAGGTTTATCTAATGATTATTCAGTGTTAACAATTATGAACGAGGCAGGTAGAGTTATGTTCATGGATAGAATTAAAGGTGAAAACATAAATACTATAGCAAATAAATTTATTGGTATAATGTCTAGATTTAACATACATGGGGGTTATATAGAAACAAATGGTATAGGAAGGGCAATGTATGATTTAATAATGCCTAAACAACGTAAATTAAAAGGATTTACTACTACACAAGATAGTAAAACACAGATAGTAAGAACATTAATTGAAGATATAGAGGCTACTAACGTTGAATTACCAGGTAAAGAATTAGAACCTGAATGCTATAAAGAATTATCATTATACACTTACAAATTAAATACAAATGGTAAATTATCATTTACACACCCTGCTGGCATTCATGATGATATAGTTGATTCAATTATGTTAGCAAACAGAGCAAGAAACGAAATACAAACAAATAAAATATACATTGGTCGTTCTCAAAATGAATTTAAACCTAAATTTGGAGGTCGCGGAGTATTTTAGTATATTACGGGTATGAAAGTATGTAAAATATGTAATGAAAATAAACCTGATAACCAATTCAGTTTAATACAGAAGAAATATCTTAATTCTTGGTGTATGAGTTGTAATGGTAAAAAATATGATATTCCAGCTTGGCAAAAAGCAAATAAAGAAAAACAAGCATCATATAATAAAAAACATAGACAACTACGTCAAATAACAGATTATACAGCAGTTTATCTTATACCAGAACATAATTATGTAGGTGTAACTAATAATTTAATTAATAGGAAATCATGGCATAAAACTATGGGTAAAGATATTAGCGGAACTAAAATACTACACAAATTTAAATCACGAGCAAAAGCATTAGCCAAAGAAGCAGAATATCATGCTATGGGATATGCTGGAGCCAACTTACATATCTCCTCTTTTTAAATAAAATATTTATTCGTATATGAAGAAAAATTATAGTATAACAATACCTGAGTACTTGTCAATTGAGAAGTATCAGCGATTACAAAATCTAGAGCATTTATCTGATCTAGGTAAATTAGTAGAAACAATAGCTGTGTTTACTGATATACCATCAGATGAAATTAAAACATGGGCATTACCTGATTTAGGTAAGGTTGCAAAAGATTTTAGCAATAAAGTAGATACTAAATCACAATTCTTTCCTATATGGCAACATGAAGGTAAAAATTATGGATATGCAGATATCAGTACAATGACGTTAGGTGAATTTGTAGATTTAGAATCATTATGTAAAAAACCAACTGAGAACTTACACGAGATAATGGCGGTATTATATCGACCTATTGAATCACATAGATTTGATAGTTTAAAGTGGAAGGCAAAACATAATGTTCAATTAATGCAACAGAAAGTTGATAACGTATTTAAATGGTATAAACTAAAAGAATACGATAGTTCAAATAGACACGTAGATTCAGTAATAATGAAAAATATACCTGCTGGATTTGCTTTAGGAGCACTAAGTTTTTTTTTAGGAACCGCCAACTTATGCTCGATAAATACTCTGAACTCTTTAAAAACGATCAAGGATCGAAAGATACTGATAAAGAAACTGAACAAACAAACGTGGGCAGCTTTGACAAGCATTGGGGATGGTTTGCAACATTATACAACCTCGCCGAAACAGGTATACTCAGTATCACAGGAGGAACTAGTATCACTGAATTAAACATTAATTTCGTTTTAAATTACTTGGCAATACAGAAAGATTATAATGAATTAGAACGTCAAGCACAAAAACGAGCAATGCAAAAAAATAAAAACAGAATTAAATTAAAATAATATGGCATGTAATTGTAATAAAGCAGATAAAACGGCAATATGGAAAAGATATAAAGCCGGTATTGATAGACATAGAATAGCAGCACAAATGATGGTTCAACTATCGTTAGTAGATGAATGTATTGAAAATGGTGATCCAAATGTAGCACCTGTTATTCGTACAGAAGCTAAAGCAGCTAAAAACAGAGCAGCCAAATCTAAAATTAACAAATAATGAATTCATTAGAAAGCGTAGTACAAACATTTAGAGATGCTGCTGATAAGCATGAGTATGTAAACTCATTTGCTTTCGGTAGTTTAGATTTTTTAGATTCATCATCACAAAATATTAAGTATCCTTATGTTTTCTTAAGACCATTACAATCACCAGGATATTCTCAGGACACACGATTAAGAATATTATCATTCGAATTGTATGCTTTAGATGTACCTAAATTAAGTAATCAATCACCTGAGGCAGTAATGTCTAAAATGGAACAAGTATTATATGACTTTGGAGGTTATATGAACTGGGGTCCGCCAAGTGATGATCAATCAAAAGGTGTATCATATGATATACAATCAATTACACCTACATTAGAAGCATTTATGGATAGAGTATATGGTTTTGTAGGTACAATACAATATTCAGAATCAGGTATTTATGATTACTGTAATTTCCCTAAGGTATAAATGGAATTAGAAAATCTAGATAACGCACTTATGGATTTCGGACAACGTATAGTTGACGAAATGCAAAATCAACTGTTTGAAAATAAATCAGTTGGTACAGGTGACTTAGCTAGATCAATTACTAGAACAGTAGTACCATTACCTAATAATCAAGGTGAACAATTACAAGTATCATTATTATGGTATGGTGAATTATTAGAAGATGGAGGACCAGCAAGACGAGCAGGTAGAATGCCTCCAGTTAGACCAATTGAAGGTTGGATTAAAACTAAAAAAATACCTGTACCAGCAGCATTTAAATCACCAGAGAATTTTGCATGGGCAATAGCTAAAAGTATTGCTAAAAAAGGAGCTAAAAAATATCCTAAAAAACCATTTATAATGGAATCAATTGACAATGCAGCTGCAAATTTTGGTACAGCAGAAATAACAGCAGCGTTAGAAAAAGATATAATAATAAACATTAATGATGCTGCAGAATCAGCAGGAGCAACAGTAACATAAATTATGGCATTATCAATTGTATCATCACCTTATAAAACAAACGCTACAACAAATAACTTACCTATTGTTGTAACAAGTCCATCTATGTCTATGGCACAATATAGGTTAGTAACAGAAATATACATTCCTCAAAGAGGATCAGCTCCGGTAACTACCGTGAAAACATTTCCAAGCGCATCAGTTGCTATGATTGATATAGCACGCGTGTGTTCACAGTATTTGACATATGATAACGCGATGGAAGCTACTGGTAGTCAATACAGTGATACTAATGCTGCTTATTTTAAAGTAGTAATGGGTGAAGAATATTCATCATCACCTTCATCATCTATAATTTCATATAATGGTTTAGGACAGACAGGTAGTGCAGCATTTACTTGCTCATTTAGTGGTTCAAGTGATAGTATTTTATTACAACC